GCTGCGCTCAATGCTGCCGTGGCCGCAGAGCGCGAGCGGTGCGCCGCCTTGCTAGATGCAGAACATGAGCTGCGCAAGCACTTAGACAACCATGCGGCTGTGTGCGCGCGAGTGATTCGCGGGGCCTAGCGTTTATCCGCTGCCAGATAAAGCGGGATAATTCGCGGCCCTAGCGCACCCGCGCCCGCCGTCAAACGCTCGTCGGCGCCTTCAGCGCTCCTACCGGAATCCGCGCCACATCGCCGTCGAGGAACACCACGAACACCGCTGTGCCCTTTACGGTCCAGCATCCTGGCGTGACTGCGCCGGCAGGCGTCACGAATTCCGCCCGCATGGCGTCACCGAGGCAGATCCCCGGCTCGTCGTGCAGGTCTATCTTGCCGGCCTCGCTCTGGACCGTTGCGGCGATCTTGGCTTGCGCCGGCAGCGCCAGCAGCGCAAGCGCAAGTAGTGCGTGCTTCATGCGACCCCCTTGGATTTCTCGAAACTACGGAGCGTGCCCAGTCCCAGCATCCCGCCCAAGACGTACAGCAGCACATCCGTGTCGATAGCCGGTGGCGCGGGCCATCCCCTAGCCGTCGCGATCCACGTCACGACGGGCTGGCCGATGGTTGCCCACAGGAACCCAAGTCCACAGCACCATCCCACGAATGGCCGCCAGCCAGCCACGAAGATGCTCGGATTGGCCGCTTCCTTCGCGTTGACCTCAAGTTGGCCGAGCACCTTTTTAAAGTCCTGTTCCTGCATCAGCAGCATGAACTGCGCTTCGGCCTCGGCCTTCTTTGCTGGATCCGGGAACCACCGATCAATGAGCCCTTTGCCAAGCTCGAAAATGGGGCCAATCAGCAACGGGTTCACTGGAACTCCCCCGATGCAATCTGCCGCGCGATGCGCCTTGCTCGCGCTGGCGTCTGTGTCGCCCACTTGCTCCGCAAGGCCAGCGTTTCGGCCTCCGCATACCGCCCGTCGCGGATGCACCCCAGCGTCTGCTTAAATTCAAGCAACCCGGCCACGCCCATCTGGAAGCCCATACTGATGAGCGCGCACTGCCTGGGCTCGTCCAGAACCGAGAACCAAGGCAGCGCCGAACGCAGCGCCTGGTCCACGCGGCGCACGTCGTTGTGCAGCAGGTATGCCGACTCTTCGGCGCTGATGCCGCCGCCTCGTCGCCTGTCTATGAGCCGGCCGACACCCAGCGTCCAGAACCCGAGGTGATCCTGGTAAGCGTGGAGCACTTCGCCCTCGTCGCGCCGCAGCTGTTCAATTAGTTTGGAATTCATGCCGTTTCTGCCTCAGTTGCTGAATTTGTCAACATTTCAGGGCACACGGTCGCCCGCGCCACCTGGCCGAAGTTACTGCTGTAGGTAATGGCCGTCATCTCACGATCAGACAACCACCCGCCGCGCGCCGCGAAGGCATCCCGTGCGGCAATCGTCGGGTGCTGTATGACAGTGACGCCGCTGTACTCTTTTTCGTGCTTGTGGTGTAGGTGTCCGGTGTGGATGTAGCGTTTTGTCGTCGATCCCCACACGGCCGGGAACTGCGCGGCAAAAAGCAGAGGCAGTTGGTCGATCTTCTTCAAGTGGCCGTGATGCCAGGCGATCATGGTCGCGCCGTGCTGGTGGCAGTAGTACGGCAACTCGGAGTCGATGACGCTCACGCGCGGCTCGCGTTCATACAAAAGTGAGAACATATGGCGAAGCCACACCGAACCGGCAACGTCGTGGTTCCCTTCGGCGATGAGCACCACCACCCGCGCGTGACGCTGCAGCGCCATGTCCACCGCTGCCCGAAGGATGCGAATGGCGACGGCCACCACCTTGCTAAACCGCGAATCGGAATCTAGGTTGTGCCCGCTTATCGGCGTGACAGCGGCGAGCCCGTCTTGGTGCAGATAGTCGCCAAGTTGCGCAATGACACAGGTATCTGCCTTGGGCGATGCCGCCAGCAGATGCGACACTGCCCCCGTTACGTCGCGCTCCGCAATCGACAAGTCCCAATCGGCGCCGGTTTCCTTGCCCCAGGCATAAGCGCCCACATGCACGTCAGTCAAAGTGATGACGTTGCACAGGTCGGCCGCCACCACACAATCAAGCGTTGAAGGCGCCGCTCGTGGCGTGTCCTGCATAAGCGCCTGGATGGCTGCGCGGATAGTGGCTTCTTGATGCGCCTCGTCGCGCTTGGTCTTGACCCACTGCAACACAGGGGCGGCCTGCCCGTCACGGTAGAGCGTGCTGTGGCCCTTGGCGACGAACCCGGGCGCCACGGTGTGCGTTAAGTCATGCTGCGGGCTGTAGCCGAAGATCGCGGCCTTCTTCTCTACCTGCTTGAGTGCCTCGGCCGGCGCGTTCTTTGTGAGCCCGAGCGCCTTGGCAGCGCCAGCAATGCTGCGGTGCTTGTTGATGGCCTCCAGAACCTCAAGCTGGCGAACAGTGCAAAATTGATATAGCCCAGGATCGACGCGCATCCTTGGCCCCGTCATTGCAGCACCTGCTTATGTTCACCGCACCAAAACGGCAGCACTGTCCAAGCCTGGACGGATGTGCAGCCGTCGTCTGACTCCGCACTTGCAACGACATATGGCGGGTTGCGATGACAGAGGCCCCATCGCACCTCGTCGCCCGTCTCCGTGCCCTCCCGCCAATACTTGCACCCCGAACAGTCCAAAGACTCCGGCGCGGGCTTTTTCATGACTTGTCTGCTTTGTTTGTGAGCGCAGACTCAATGCGGCTTAGCTGGTCCTGCAACGGCTGCAGCGCATCGCGCAGGCCGTCGCGGCGGATATAGGTTTCGGCGATGTGCGTCAACGCATTGCCTCCGGAATCTCGGTTGAAGTAGCCTTTACGGAGCAAGGCCGGCTTCCTTCTCGACGCAATCGCGAGTCCTATATCCGGAGAAGCCTGCGCTAACTGCCGGGCTTGCGTCGGGGCGATGCCCGCGTCAATCAGGCTGGCCACGGTAATCATGGCGCTACCTTGGGCTGCGCCACCAGACGCCCGACGATACCCAGCACCATCAGACCCATCGCAAGCCAGTACACCAGCGACGGCGGTAGCAGGGCCTTCATGTCATCGGGCATGACCTGCCACGCGCCAAGCACGGCCAGGGCAATCGCCTGGGCTTGGACGCTGAACATGCGCCAGCCGCTTTTCCAGTTGGGGATCAGATTCATGGTCTACGCTCCAGCAGCTTCTCAATTCCCTTGCGCATCTCGCGCACGTCTTCTTTCATCTCGCGCACCGCAGTGGCTGTACGGCCCCGCTCTGCATCGAGTTCTTTTTCTTGCGCCATGATTCGGACATCCTGAGACGTGATCCGCTTGTCCACGTCGCTGTAGGCCGCGAATCCGGCCGTCAGGAAACCGACGGCTGTTAGTACGTGCCCCAGGTTGATGGTCGGATCAAAGCGCACCTTGCGCCTGGCGTGGTCCAGATGCCCGGGCTCGGTTTCGTTGCTCATGGGAACTCGCCGAGTTGACTGTCAGTGATGTGGGTGTTGGGCTGTGTCATGGCGTGGTCTTGGGTTGGGGCGGACACTTAAACCTTCTGCAGCCGCACCGTCACAGCCGCAAGGCCGTTGTTTGTGGGGCCGCCGTTGTCGAACGTGAATGCGCCAGCCGACAGCGATGTGTCGTCGAGCAGTTGATACGCAGCAGCCAGCCGGTTCTCGCCGGCCGTGCCGCTCCACAGACTGGTGTTGGTCGGCGGCGTCGGCGTGGTCGCTGCTGTCACCCCGTTGATGCTGGTCGCAAAGGTCAGCACGAGCTGGCCGTTCTGCGTCGATGTCACTGCCGGCGGCGTCACGGTGTTGGTGCTGGTGCTTGCGACGGTCGAGGTGGAGCTTGCAGCAACGGATATGTTGCCGCCATCGCGCTTGGCCGCGCAGGCTACGATGCCCATGCGCAGCGAACTGGACTGGGTGAAGATGTGAGCCGTACTCTGGTCGCTTGGTGCCACGCTGTCTTTGGTGAAGACCGTCAGCCGCTGCAGGGCGGTTGCTGCGCTGGAACAGTCCACGCTTTGCAGCACCGTCCAGCCGGCCGGCGGCGTGATTGCGCTACGTGCCATCACGGCCACGAACACCAGGCCCCCGGTGCTGATGACGGACGGCAGGGTCACAGTGATGCTGGTGGCTGCGTCCCGGTAGGTGGAGACGGTCCACGAAGGCAGGTAGACGAACGGGTCTACCGCGTTGTTGGCGCCGGCCAGTTCAATCTGAATGCGGTTGATCTTGTTCATGCCGACCTTGCTGATCGTCACCGCCGAGCCAGCAAACCAGCGCAGCGTGCGCTCGATCAGGAACCGCTCCCTCTGCTGTGCGTAGACCAGGCGGTTGGCACGCAAGAAGAACAGCAGCATGTCGTTCGTGCCGGTCTGCCCCTCTCGCTTGTCGTCTTGCGTCAGGAAAGGGCTTGTCACGCCCGCGCCGATGGTGCTGGTGGTCGTGCCAGGGATGCTGCTGTCGTACCAGTACAACTTGGCGATGTTGAAAGCCACATACCCGACCGTCGGGCGCATGTTCTGGTCGAAGCACAGCGTCAGTTGCGTGATGCCGGCTTCGGTGAATACAGTGGTTTCTGTGCCGACCGGGAAGATGCCGATGCGCACGTCGTTGCCCACCAGGCGCAGCCGGTAGGTGTTGACGTTCTGGCCCTGCGTGGCGTCGTTCAATGCCACCCCGCCGCGCTCGAAGTCGATGGTGCGGTTCGGCCTGCCCAGGTCGTCGGGCGAAAACAGCGGCGCTTTCTGCGGCACGACAGCCAGCGCGTTGCCGGGCAGGCTCATGGGCGGCGAGCCCAGGTGACTGAGCTGTTGAGAACCAGCGTCTTGGTGTTGTCCTTCGGGATGCTGGCGCCGAAGTCGTATTGAAAACAACTTATTGAGTTGATAACAGATAGCGACCTAATGCCGCCACTCAAATTACCATCGGCTAAACCCATGCTAAATGCGCCTTGGCGCGTATATGAGTTATTGGAGTATGCTGAATCCGCTTTAGTTGCTGCGCCGGTGGTCCCGCTTGGAGTGCCTGTGATCGCTCCTATAACTCCAGTGTATACAGTAGGGTTAAATGCTTGATTCCACACTACTGTGCTTTGCGCGTCCATATTCCAAGAGCCCACAATCGACGTAACTTGTTGCGCCCTGCCGGTCACGGTGTAGCTTACCGCCCCGATAGTGTGGGTGCTGGACGTGTCAACAGTCGGCGGATAGCCACGGAGCCTATAGATAATGTCAAGCTGCTCCGTGGCGAGCACGGTGATGGTGGTGGGCGCGCCGCCGCTATCCAAAATCAAAGCGCGCGAGAACATATTTGCGCCGGTTGCCCAGCCGCTGCCGACCTCGGACAGAGCCTGGCCGGTAAGCGCGCCTAGAGTTGTTCTGTAAACGTAACTCCTAGAAATAAAGTACGGCGGGCTGCCTTCCGCCGTAACGCTGGCGCCAGGGCTGGTTGTGTTGGTGAATGTCACCTGTGCGTCAAGGCCGGTCTGCGCGGCTGTCGGCGTTGATGTGCCCGTGCCGACCGCCGCGCCATTAACGACGCCGCCCGTCCCCCATCTGTTCAACCCAGCGTCAAGAATGATGTTCGGGAACCATCCCGTTTCCGACTTCACCGACCCGTCCGCGCGAATAATCCGCAGGTTGTATTCGCCAGACAGCCCCACCTTATTCGTCGGCGGCTCAACATCGACAAACCGCCGCGGCAGAATGATGTGGCCGGCGTTCGGCTGGAATATCTCGCGTGATGTGAGGTCGCTCATGTCAGGACTCCAGAAACGAAGGCGTGGGTAACGTCCACTGATTCAGGCAGGGCGTTGGAGTAGTTCAGCAGCACGGTGGTGAGCACGCCGCTGGTGAAGGCGTGGGTCACGTCCACCGACTCGGGCAGCGCGTCCGAGTAGGTTCTGAGCGCAATCGTCAATACGCCACTGGTGAAGGCATGCGTCACGTCCACAGATTCGGGCAGCGCGTCCGGGTAAGTCATCAGGGGCTGGCGAAGATCGCCGCTCACGAAGGCGTGGGTGACGTTCACCGATTCCTCGGTAAATGCGCTCAGGAACTTGCCGCCCAGGAACGCATGCGTCACGTTCAGCGAGTCGATGTTGATGATCGGGTACGGCGCACTCGTCAGCACCGTCCGCGCCTTGAAACGGTACGGGTCGATCAGGAAGTCCATGCGACACCCCTACGTCCCAATGCTGCCAACGATGGCCACGATCAGCCCGCGCGCTCCACGGTCGGCCTGCACGATGCTGACTCGAACCTCGGCGTCGTCTGGCAGGGCCGTCACCAGCAGGCCGACCGTTGACGCGGCTGTCACGCTGGTCAACTCCAGCGCGTCGATGGTCAGCGTTGTGCTCAACATCGGCGCCCCGTTGACTGTGATGTCGATTTCCACCACGCCGGAGGCACTGCTTTCGATCAGCGATGCCCGCACTTGATCCACCGTGATCGCGCGCTGAATGCGAAAGTAAGCCACGTCCAGGCCGACCTCCAGATTGCTTTCCAGGTCGCTGCACGAAAGCTGGTACTTCGTCGCCCCGGTGACGGTGCCGATCAGGTCGAATCCCCGCTGGATCAGCACAAACTCGTTGACCACCGTTCGCGCCCGCGCCAGAGATCCGGCAATGGCCGTGAAAGCTCTCTGGTAGTAGGGGTTGGTGGCCATGTCAGCGCGCCAACTTTCTGGGCGTGAACATGATCTGGTTGGTCTTCAGCGTGTGCGGCAGTTCGTTGGTGGACAGCGAACGAAGCAGCAAAGACATGCTTCGGCCCTGCCCGTGAATCGGGAACCGCAGACGGTTCACCAAGGCCACGTCCCAGTAGGCGCGGTCCCAGGAATTGAAGTCGTAGAACAGCCCCGCCCCGTAGACCTGGCGGAAGGCGTTGATGTTGGTCGTGCTCACCCCGGCAGAGTTGGGATCTGAGTCGTCGAACTCGCCGGCCACCGCAATCTCGAATGCGCTCTCGGCTTCGATCTGCACTTCGGCGTGCCGGTATTGCTTCAGCGTCAACGGGCTGCGCTGGCTTTGGCTGCTCAGTCTCAAACCTGCTTCGACCTCCAGGCCGTCGAACGAACGGCCCACGTCGGCTTCGTACACCATGCCGTTGAAGCCGCCGTAGAACACCCGGTAGAAGCCGTTGATCTCGCCGCCCACGGCGCACTCGATCACCATGCCGTAGTCGCACGGCATCCACTCAAAGCTCTTGCCGGTGAAGGTGGCGCTGACGAACAGGCCGTCGCTGAAGAAGCAGCGGTAGCGGCTCTTGTTGCGCACCAGCACGCTGCACTTGACCGATGCGTTGCGCACCAGCGGGTCGATGTTGCGAGACACCGACTCGTACTCGAAGTTGCCGAAGCTCTGCGTCGGCCTGAAGCGGTTGAAGCCGTCGCGGTCGAAGGTCATGTGAACCCCGGCGATTTCCTGCGCGGCGTTTGCCTGACCACCAGCCTGGTCGCTGATTTTCTTGAAGTCCCACGGTTCCGAACCAGCCGCTGCCGTGCCGTACAGCACGAACACACTGTCGCGGCAGATGACCATCAGCGCAGCAGACGACTCTGATCCGCTAACCACCAACAAGCCGGTGCCCACGTCACCAGTGCCAAGTTCGGCCGCGCCGGTCACTGCGCTCCACTGGTACGGGTTGCCGATGGAGGAATGCTGCAAGCTACCCCGGTACAGGTAGAACAGGTGGTTCTTGTGGGCGATGACCTGAGTGGCGCGGATGGCGCCCATGCCGGTCGTGATGGGCACGAGCACCGTGCCGTCGAACTCGAATTCAGCGTTTACCCCGTCGCAGCAGTACAGGCGCTCGGCGTTCAGGCTGGCCGTGAAGTTGAAAGCGAAGGTCTGCACCCGTCCGCCGTCCAGCACGCTGATCACCGCGGCGGCGCCGGCCAGCACACAAGCCCCGCCACCGACTGCCGCGCCTGCAGCAAAGACCCCGGCCACCGGATCGATGATCAGCCGGCCGGCAGCCGTGCCGGCTCCGAAGGTGCCCGACTCCAGCACCACGCGCTTGACGGTAGCGGTGGCTGCGCCTTGAACCAGAGACGAACCCTCGGCGTACACCGCAGAACCCCCGGTGAAGCTGACCTGGCTGAACAGAGGAACCACGGTCCAGCCGGTGGCGCCCTGCTTGTAGGTGACGAG